TCGTAATTGTTGCCCACCTCATGCTCATAAGGGTTGCCGCTCGCATCGAAAAGGATCGGTTGCAGGAAAATGCCACGGCTCATAACACCCGTTCGAGCCAATGTGCCGACCGACCAGTGCTTTTCGAGGTAATTGTAGCTGATATAGGCGTCCACTTCGGTCGTATCGCCGGGATAGAACCAGACAATCTCATTGAAAAGCGTATTGTGCCAAGCGACGACCTTCGATGCCTGTGCCTGATTCATCTCAGTCACCAAAAAGCTCTCGACATCGCACGGGATCGGACGCACATAGCCGTCGAACATAAAGAAGCCCTGTGCCGAACGTCCCATCCAGTAGGCAGTCGGACCAGCCACGGCAACGGCGTTTATGCAGACAGGACCACAAGCCTCGCCCACCCTGTCAAAGCTGTAGACATAAGGAAGGCCAACATAAGTCGCGGTGTGTGCGTCAATCGTGGTAAATACCAGCAGTTGGTCGCGAACCTTGACCGCGCCCAGGAGATCGCCTTCGGTGTCGAGTATGTGGTCACCGGCTTGGTTGGTCGAAGATGCCGTCCAATCGGTGTTATCCTCCGAATCTGACCAGAAGATTCTACGTCTGTCGCGATCAGTTTCAGCCCCACTAGACGGCACCCCGCCGAACACCATCTGGATTCTCTCGCCGGTCACCGCCGTAGCAATAGCGAATTGTGGTGAGTTCGCGATCCGTGCCGCTACGACATCTGTAGGAACAGCGGTGCTTGCAACCCACTGGTAGATGTTGCCATCGTCGGGTGTGCAGCCGACGAGATCCTCACCCCACAGATCAAAGCTCCAGATAGTGGCTGGTTCTGGTATACCCAGATCGGGTCGCGTTAGGCCATAGGTCGATTGTCCGTAGATACCGTTGCCATACCCGATATTCGGATCGGCGTCCTCGCGACCCGCCGTGAAGCCATCTGGGGTGATATCGAACAGGCTCGCAGCCGAATCGTAGACGTACAGATTCGCGTAGGTGCCAACAGCAATCCAACGCCGGAACGTGTTGTCCATCCACGGCAACGTGGTTCTTGGCACATTCGTTATCGCAGTTGTCTCGTGACCCCAGGTGCGCCAGCCGCCGACAGGACCGAGCGCACCCACGCTCCAGCGCATCAGATCGGCGTCGAACCAACGGCCTTGCGCCTGATACAACGTGCCGTTTTTCCACACACCGGGCTGGAACTTGAGCGAAACGTACTGCGGAGGGGGCATTAGCCGGATGCGCCGTTCGTGGAAGGCTTGAGCGTCAGGTGCGGATTCTCGCCACCCAACTCACCGCCAGTGATCTCACGACCCGCGACCCCGACCATCTGCTCCGCAAACTCGATTCTGGTTACGATTTCCTTGCGAGCGGCGTAAAGAGCATTAAGGCCATCAGCCTGTTGGGGGTTCAGCGGGATGCGCTCATCCATCGTGACAGTCGCTCCCGCACCCCCAAAATCCCCGCCTTCGATCACACTCATATCACCTCCGCTCCTTGAGATTGCTCGTTTCGACTTCGAGTGCCGTGATCCTTTCCCCATGCGAATCCACCTTGTCGTCGAGTCTGTTGACAATACGCTCGATCTGCACAATCGATTCCCTTGCCCCGTTCAGGCCACTTTTTACCCCAGCCCATGCTGCCCCGGCTGCGGCCGGGATCGCAAGTAACGATAGAAGCTCCCCCATTATGCCGCGAGGGTTTTTTCGGGTTCAACAATCACACGGCCATCGTCATCGGTCCAATTAGTATCTATCATATGCTGATCGTGCCGTTCGGCTACAACCATCCAGCTTACGGTGTCGCTGGAACCCGCCTCGGAACATTCTATCGTAAGCGTACTGCCACTAACCGAACCCCTGACTGCATCCCACCCCGAATCGTTCTGAATCCATACCTGTGGGTCACGGCAGAGGAGGTCCCAGGTACCTGCGCTCATGCCAGCAGCCTCATCCAGATCCACGGTCGCGGAACCACTGACAAGTGCGATCTCGCCACGATACCAGAGGTCTGCCCTTGGACCCTCATGGAAAGAGTGAACGAGATGATGGGTATCCTTTTTATCCGGTAGCGGATGGTCAATTTTGAACGATCCACTCGCCTTCGACACAGACCCCTCAAACGTAGCCGCCTGAGTGAAGATGGTCTCGTCCACCATAATGTCTATCTGGCGAACGCTGTTCGTTACAATTTCGACTTTGTTGGTGTCGTACTCTGAGATCCACGTAGTGTTGGTCGCACTGTCCAAGATGACTTTTTTCGTCGTTGCAAGCGACACGTTACCGGCAACGCCTATCGCTCCATTGAACGTGGCGAATTGGCTTATGATACATTCGTCCACTGCCAACGATAGCTGACGTACTCCGTTGGTCACGAACTCCAGTTTATTGTCTTCAAACTCTGCGATATATGTATGGGTGCCTCCGTCGAGATATACTTTATTGGTAGCCGACAGCGTTACATCACCGGAGCTAGTCACGGCACCTGCGTTCCAGGCTCCCGTGGCTATCGTGCCGACCGCAGTCAAGCTGGAGGTCACGACCGTGGACTTGAGTGCTGTCCCGGTCAGCGTTCCGGCGGCGGCAGTCACCGTGATCGCCGCAGTCCCGTCGAAGTCGGTGCCATTGATAGCGCGAGCCGTGGCAAGTGCTGTCGCGGTAGCAGCAAGGCCCGTACAGGCGGCAGCGGTGGACACGGTGACAGCACCGCCAGCAGTCATCGTCGCGTCACCGGAGAGCGCGAACTCTGCGGCAACATTAGAGGCACTACCGATCCATATCTTAGTGTCCGCTAACGGTGAGCTTGTGGGATCAATGTACGCACCAGTAATCGCAGTCCCGTTCCAGACACCCGTAGCAACGGTCCCCAAGATAGTGATCGCGGTCGAGCTTCCGACATCGAGCGCAACCGGATCGCCGGAAGCGTCACCGATCAGTATCTCACCGTTACCCAGTACGGCGGTCGCCGTGATCGCGCCCGTACCGGAACCGAGCAATACGCCGCCATCGGTAAAGGTGGTCGCCCCGGTGCCGCCATAGGCCACTGCAACCGTGGAGCCATTCCAAGTGCCTGATGCCACGGTGCCGACCGTGACCAACGAACTGTCGCCGGTATACGCAGTTGCATTGCTGAGATTGAAGGCTGGTGTCGCGTCCGAAGCACCCAACGCGAGACTCACGCCTCCGTAGCTCACGGTCGAGTTGGCTAGGTAGGCGTTGGCGATGGCGGTGGCATTCCAGACGCCCGTTGCGACGGTCCCAAGAATCGTGATCGCCGTCGAAGAACCAACGTCCAACGTGGCCGGATCACCAGATGCGTCCCCAATGAGTATCTCGCCATCACCCAATACGGAGGTCGCGGTGATAGCCCCGGTGCCGGAACCCAGCAGCACACCGCCGTCAGTCAGAGAGGTCGCACCCGTACCGCCCTGATTTACCGCTACGGTCGTACCTTCCCATGTCCCGGTGGCGATGGTGCCGAGAGTGACGATGCTGGTCTGACCGACATAGGTCGATGAGATGGTCAGGGCGTCCGCGCTGACCGTAATCTTATCGGCTGTTCCGATCACGTTCAGCGTGACCGCTCCACTTGAGCCGCCACCTGTCATTCCCGCGCCAGCTACTACGGACGTAATGTCGCCCACATCAGCGGGCGTGTACCACTCTAAAACCCCCGCACCATCGGAAGCGCGGAGAGCCTGACCAGAGGCACCGACTGCTCCTGGCATCGTAAGCGTGTACTGGGTAACCGCAGCAGGAGCTTGAATCTTGACTGTATCAGTTCCGGCACCCGTTTCCTGCACACCCATAGAGTTGAACTTGATGTCGGACATGGTGACATCGGTGCCGCTGATGCTGAACAGCGCGTCGATGATGTCTACGACATTCTCGTTGATCGTCGTGCCCCAGGTGTCGGTTGACCCACCAACGGTGGGCTTCGTCATCCCGAGATTGGTCGTCGGATTAGCCATGTTTTATCCTAGCACCCGTGAGCGCATTCGTAGGCCAGACGCGGTGTGGCGTTCGCGCTGTCCCTGCAAACGAAGATCGTTTAACGCCTTGTCGAGCCTAGCAGTCCACATCGGCATCCGCTCATCATTCTTCAGATACGGCTCTGCCTCCACCAGCGTCCCGAACAAATAGATGTCGGGGTGTGCGGCCAGCAGCCAATTGCTCGTAGCCGCATCTGTCAGCGCGGCTATCCGCGTGTAATAGACGATGGACGCCGTATACGTCGAGTCAGGCGAAGGCAAAACCTCCAACTGGTTGGTCGAACCGCCAACCGTCGTAAAATAATACGGCTTGCCTGTCGCGGTCATCACGATTCTGCGCTCCGATATCTCTTCCGGCGTCATGTACTCAAGCACGATGACGGGCGTGAGATCGACCACAATTCTGACGATCTCCAGCGTATCGGTGGGCAGTGTCGTATAACGGCTCGCGATAGAAAACGAGTCGTCTTTCGTAATCATATCCGGCTGACGGATCACGCGATTGAAGTTCGCTTCCGTCAGTTCGATGAATTCTGGTATGCGCGCCGTAAGATCGGTGCGGTCGAGCCAATTGGCCGTGGCCGTCTGGAGTTCCGCGTAGGTCGTGATCGCCACCTAAAGTCTCCCCGGCCTCGTTCTGAACACCCGATTATCTGAGTTATTCAGCCACTTATCGAACGCCTTCTTGTCTTTGAAATTATTGGTGACTTTCGCCAACTCGCAGAAGATGCTCATGGGTACGGAAGCGGCCTTTTGCCATGATTCATGTGATGGCCGTAGCGGATCACCCCACCGGGCATTCTCGTCAACCTGATTGAAGAGTGCCTTGTTGTGTTCCACGATGGCGGTAACGTCTTGCTGGGTTTGAAGCCCGATATCGCCCGTGGTGTCATCGAAATGAAACCACTGCGTGACACCCGTATCTTCGTCGTAGTCCAGCATCCGTTTT